AGAGAGAGCCTCCGCCAAACCGGCCGCCTGGATGTCGCCCGCCTGGAGCGCGGTGCCGTCGTTTCGCACGATGGATTTTGCGGCGAGACCGGAGACCGCGAGGGTTGCCGCGCCCGTGTTGGTATGCGCCGGATTGAACCGGAAGACTTGGCCGCTCGTATAGGCTGTAATGGCCGGGAGCGGCGTAATGACGAACACGTTAGCCGACCCGCCCGTGTCAATGGCGTAGTTCGGCGTTTGATTCTGGAGGCCCGATGCGCCGCCAACGATAATCCATTTTGTCGGATCGGTGCCCGGCGTCGTCACGTTCGCGGCGGTTAGCGACTGATAAATAAACCCGTCGGTGTAAAGCGCGATGTCCCCTATATCGTACGGGTAGGCGGAGCCGCCGTTTGTAGTGGCGTCAATCCAGGCCGCGCATTTCCCTTTCTGTAGGTACTGGAGCGCGGTGGTGATGTCGTTATAGAGACCGTTGGTCTTGTCGCGCGGGATCAAAAGCGCGCTTGGGTTCGTGGCCGGGTCCAACGAATAGTCGGCGCCGAAGCCCTCGTTATAGCTTAACGAACCGTCGCCTTGCGTCGGATCGGGCGGCGCGACCTTTGTTCCGGCCACGGCCCACGGCAAGCGAAACCATTTATAGGGAAAGGTCATAGCTACGCCCCAAAGTTGCCGTTAAAGAAATTCGTTTGATATGGCCCAAACCCAAACACCTTGCGAACCGTTGAAATGGTCGTCAACAACACCCCATCCGGTCGGGGCAAGATGTCGTAGTTCTGTAGCACGAAAGTAAGTTGTGAGGGAATGGCGAATGTAAAAACATAGCTGCACGTCATGTTTAGACCGTCCAGCACGTACACCGCCCCATAGCCCAAATCCGAAAAGATATATTGAATGATCCGGTTTACCCACGTAACGCTCGCGCCCTTTGCTATCAATTGGGCAAAGCGGAGACGCAAAATCAGGCGCTTTTGCTCAATCGTTAGCGGGATGACGGCTTGGGTTTTATTGGCAAAATTGCTCCGGTCAAAATTCTGGCCGAACGCCGCAAAGCCAAAAATCTTTTTGGTCGTGTAATCTGGTTGGACGATGACGCCCAACGGGACGCCTAGCACTTTGGCCCACACCGCGCACCCAAAATCGTTGGCGGTGCGGAGGTCAAAAACGTTCGTAAACCAATCATTCCAAAATTGCTCTTGGTTGAGGTCGTACCATGCTTGTTTTTGCGTGAGCAAAGACGCGAGATTGTCGGCTTGATTGTGCCGCCAGAGAATCGCTTGCATCACGTCAACGGAAAAATCAAATTCTTGGATGCCGCCGGTCATACCGCGACCGCCAAAATTCTCGTGGCCGCGACGATGGCGATATGATCCAGGGCCACCGTTAGATCGGTCGTTACGTAGGTAATTCCGTCCGTGGATTGCTCCACCTTGGTTATGAACATGCCGGGGATTTCCGACGCGACGGCGGCGGCAATCTCAAACGGCGACACGTCCACGCCGACGCCAAGGCCCGGCCCAACGGTGGAATTGCCGGCGGCATAGTCCAGCACGGCCGTAACGATTGCGGCGGTCATGTCCACGCCCGACACGCTCGCGGCCTTATATGTGACGCGAATATAGGTCGTGATTTGGACCGGCCGGTCAAACTTCACCGGATAGACTTGGCCGCTTGAGGGATCGGTGACGTTCACGGTTGTTGCACCGTTCCAGTTGCACCCAAGCCCCTTGGAGCCTAAGAGCGCGGCGGCCACGTCAGCGTCGGCGCCGCCCGACACGCACGCCCAAATAGAATGAGCGACGAGGGAAATTCCGCTTATCGTCGCCGTTGAGCCGGTGACGTTTTCCAGAAATTGAAGCGATAGAACGCCCGGCGTGTCGTTAAGCGCGGAGATGGTGGAGACCGCGAGACCGACGCCCTGGAGGCCCAAGGTTTGATTGCGGAGCGTGCGTAGCGCGGCGTCGGATAGCTTGTTGGTCCCTATCGTCGGCTCGCCGCTCGTGATGTTGATGGTCTCCCACCCCAACACTTGCGAAACGATTTGCCATGCGCCCACCGGGGTTGCCGGCGTCGGGCCGGGTAGCACGGCCTGGATGTCCACAAGGGCCGTTCCCCCAAAGATGGTCACGGCCGACGTGGTTTGAAATTGGGGCGCCGTGGGGTCACTGGAGGGCGCGCAAAGGCTCCCGGCCGGAACGGTGGTTGAACTTACCCCGGTGATCGTGACGCCGCGAATAACGGTCGGTGTGGCCACGGGAGGCTCTAGCCCGGTGAGCCGGCAAAGCGCCTCAAGGAAATAACCGCCCGCCTCGTTGGGGTTGAACTGATTCGCCACGGCGGCGTTGTTCGCGGCGACCGCCGACCGGGCCAAGGTCTCCGCAACAATGAGCGCGCCTTGCGGCGTCTCCGGGGCGGTGGGCAAATTCGGGTCTTGAAGGGCGGTCTTGAACTCGCCTTCCACGTCGGCTTGAATGCTCGCCGTATCGGGGACGATAACGCCGGTTGGGTCTATGTATTGATAACCGGCGCTAGACATTTGGAATCACCCCCGACACGACAATATTTTGCCCGAACGTGGTTTGAATCTCCGCCTCATAGGCGGCGGTATTCCCCGACCGGGTGATAGTGAACACTAGCACAGAAACGACGTTTTGCACGGCCGACAAACTCTTGCGCGCGGCGGTCTCAAAAACGCGCGGCAAATAGCGGCTCCACATAGCTTGGTCGTAGGGGTTGCCGTGTTGGAGGTCTAGGACGCATTCACCTAACACGACCTCCATGGCCGCCTTGCAATTTTGGCGGCATTGGTCCAGCCCGGTCACGGTGGCAAGGTTGCCGGTCGCGTCCAAGTAAATGTCGTTATTCGAGTTTTCCGCTAGGGTCGTCACGTCGTCCCATCCGTGGCTTGGCCGCAAGCTACCATAATATTCTTGAGAGAGGTAAGGACGGCCTTAGCGTTCGCGTCCGTCACCGCCGACAAGGCCCCCGTGACCGCCGGTTGGGCGCCAGGGGGCGCGTGATTCCAAAAGCCAAATCCCTTTTCCACCTTGAGGTCGCCGCTTTTGACTGTGGCATGGGGCGTCGTGACCTCCACCAAAGTCGGATGGACTACGCCGATTTTGTCGGTCCCTAGCGTTACTTTGGTCGTGCCGTCCAGGCTTTGCCATACCGCCTTGGCGGCGTCGGCCGGGTCAATCGCTAAGGCCGGGTCTCTCGCCTTGTCGGGGATAAACAGGCCGTCCGAAAAACTATGGATGCGCGCGGTATTGGGCGCGGCTTCCGCGTTCGCCTGGATATAAAGCGAAATGTCCCTATCGCTCGCCATGATCCAACCAAGATCGTTCGCCGCTATCGGGTAGCTCATTATCCAATTGCCAGCGCCGACCGCCAGCGTTGGCACGGTGGCGATTTGCGCGCGGCTCATTTTCTTTCCGCTCGTGCCGACAATCTGAATCATCGGCTGGACGGTGACGAATTTACGATCCGACGTTACGGCGATAACTTTGCACGGCAACATGCCGTCGGTGTTCATTAAAAGCTTGCGGAAAATCGCGCGGAAGGCTCCGCCCAACGATCCGTCATTGGCCGGGTCATCGCCGAAAGAGGGGAAGTTTTCGCCGGGTTCGCTCATTTCTTTTTACGGGTCTTTTTCTGTTTCTTGATTCCGGTGGGGACTTCCACGCCGCCGCTATCGGTCACGCGGAGGCATTCGGCGTCAAAATAAAATGGTTCCTCGCGGCTTGCTACCTCAAAGCCCAATTTATAGATGACATATTTTCCGTTGACGGTCGGATACAACACCGATTTTATTTGAAGCGCGCCGCCTAGCTTGGTCTCTTTATCAATGAGGTATTTTACCTTGACGCCCAATTCGGTTAGTTGGGGAATGCCAACCATGCCGCTGCTTTTGTCCAAGATGCGGATTTGCCCGCTAAGAGGCAAATGGATGTCTTTGACGACCAACGCGCCGTCGTCCTGATACGCGCTCACCGCGCCTAGTGACCCAAGGCCGTTTATTTGCTTGCCGGCCGATCCAGTAAACGAATAGTTGGAAATATTCTTGTCGGTCGCCTGGAAATTCAAACTTAACCCCGTATCGCCGGCAATCTGCTTTGCGATGGTGGAGAGCTTGGTTTGCCCCGGCTGGGTCGCCTGGACAAGTTTTCCGTTCACGTATTGCCCGGTGAGGCAATCAAACTCTATCCATATGTCGGGCGGCTGGGTCGGAAAGCATTTGTTTATGTCCCCCTCGTAAATCAGGCTTAGGCCCGAACTCACGCGGCCGGCTTCCAGTTTCAGTTTTTTGAGCTTGCGGTTTTTGTCAAAAGGCGACGTGGCCGTAAGCAAATAGTCCCGGTCCGATTTGGTGAGGTTAGCGATTTTTACTTTCGCCTCGTTTTGGAGCGGGTTGGCAAATTTCATGCCTGACGCGGTGATGCCGAAGCTTTGGTCAAATTGCTTTATCTCGCCGTCTATTTCAACGGAAACACGGATAAGCCTTTCGTCCAGCGGAACGCTAGTTGCCATTGCGGACCGCCGCTATTTCCGCCGCGCTCGCGTAAAACATAAGCTGGGAAACGCCGAAGCTTTCCCACCACGGCAATTCGTTGTTGGCGGTGAGGAACAGAAAATTTCCGCCGCCCGCCTCGCGGTCTTTCGGGATGACGAGTTGACCCGCGACGCACCGCGCGCCGCTTGCCACGGGCGTAACGTTTCCACCGCTCTTGAACGTCGCGGCCATGATGCCGGCCGCTTCAATAATCGTGATGTCCCAAAGGACATTATCCAGCACGACCGTAAATTGCTGCTTGGGAAGCGCCTGGAGCCCGTTGATTAGCTGCATTATTTGCCGCTCCCAAAAATGAGGTCAAAAGCGGCCGACGATTGCGAGGCGTTGGCGTTGGTCCCTTCTTTTTGCCCGGTCTTGGCGGTGGAAGAATTGGACGACTTTTTGACCTTGGACGGCGGCAATTGCTGATATTGCGGACTGACAAAAATGGCCTGTTCAAACTTGACGGCCACGGCCACGGTGTCCGCCATTTCGGCGGACTCGTCGTGCGGCATTTCGAGAATGTACATATTCTCGTAGGTCTCAACGCGCGTTTGGATCGTGAGCTTTGTAGCGGCTTTAAAGAGCGCCTTGATTTGCTGGAAGTTATCCACGTATTGCGCCGGGTCCAGAATAAGCGAGACCTCAACGCCGACCGGCTCGTACACGATATGATCGGAGATAAGCTCGCCGTCTTCAACCGGATGCCTCATTAGCTTTGCCCCCTCGCGCACGAGGGCGCGCAAGGTTTGGCGCGAGCTTTCAAAAAGCTCGTTATAGCTATCGTCTAAGATGGCGACGACTTCGGCCGCAACGCTCACGATGCCACCCCGTCGTCGTGTTGAGCAATCGCCTTGCGGACATGTTCCGCCAGATGATCGCCCAACGCACCGGCAACCTCTTTCCCATCTTTGGCCTGTGTGTTGATGGTTATGTCACCCGTCTTGACCTCAATTTTCTTGGTCGTCGTTTGGCTCCCGTGGGAGATGGCGCTATTCGTCACCGACGAGAGATGCGTGGCCGTGGCCGCCGCCACTTGCGCTTTGCCCGCCTTTATGGCTGCCACCGTTTGGGCCGGGTGGGGTTGGGCGTAGCCCTTGCCGGCCGCGATTGTGCGCGCCGGATGGGGCGCGAACATGTCGGCTATGCGACGGTCGTTCGCGGCCGTGCGCGCCGCCAGTGAGGGCGCCGTGCCGCCTGTAGCCAATTGAGGGCCGTTGATGGAAACGGCCGCGCTATTCATCCATCCGGCTAAATTTCCAAGAGCTTTGGGAAACGCGGCGACGGCCGACGCTCCGAACTTTACGAACCACCCTATTGCCTTTTCAATCCACTTTATGAGACCGGCGATTGCGTCGGAAACGCCGCCGATTAGCTTGGCGGCGCCCGGAAACGACGTGGCCCAAGCGTTATAAATCTCCCGGCCCATGTTGCTCGCCACGCGGCCGAACGCGGTAAAAATAGCCACCACGAGGTTTATGGTAGCTTTCCACATTGATCCCCACGCTTCGGCGTACTCGCCCAACCATTTGAAAATCGCACCGACATCCTTGGCGACTTCGCGCACGACCTCGCCGATGATGGGCCACTTTTTCGTAAGCTCGCCAATCACCGACTTATTGCCGGATAGAAAATTTTTGATGTCGTCATAGAGCAACCCGAACGCCACGCCGGCCGCGACGATCAATGCCGGCACTAAAAGCCATTCGGCCAAAAATGCGGCGGTGGCTATAATCGCGTCAATTATGGCCGGTAAAAATTCCGCCGCTATGATGCCGCCGACGCCTATAAAAAACCCCTCCACTAAAGGCTTGTGTTTTTCGAGAAAGCCGGCAAACGCCATCACGCCGTCAACCATCCGGCCGAACAGCGGCAAGAGACCGCCGACAATTTCGTTTCCGACGTGATGGAAAACCGTCTTAAGGTCTTCCATTTTTTGGGAAAATTTTTCGGCCTGTTCCGCGTCTTCTGCGGTCGTTACGCCAAGCTCTTTTTGCCGCTTTATGAGGTCTTCCAGGCCGCGCCGACCGTCGGCCATGGCGAGCAATAGGCCAGGGTCCAACGCGAACCGTTCGCCAAGCCCGGCGCGCTCTTGCGCGCTCTTGCCATGCATTTTATCGGCAAGCTCACCCAACACGGTAACAAGGTCTTTAACGTGCCCCTTGCCTGTTAGGACGTTTATTTTCAGTTCGTCAAAAAACGGCTTGAGCCGCGACGTTCCTTTTACCGCGATGTCGGCTAGGCCCCGGTTGAGGAAATCCAACGATCCGGTTACGCCGTCCGCGCTTCCGCCAAACCGCGTGGCCGCCGATTGCAGGGCCGCGAGGTCTTCCACGGCCACGCCGATGCGTTCGCTCGTTTGCTGGAGATGGGCGTTAATCTCTATGGTGGATTCGATAAATTCTTTAACGCGCTCAAAAGCGAACGCGGCGGCGATGGCCGCGCCGATTTCTGTAAAGGTCTCAATGATTTTTTGGCCGGCGACGTTCACGCCCTCGTCGGCGTGTTTGACCGATTCCGAAAATTTGTCGGTTGCTTTTTCCGCGTCCTGAAAACCCTTTCGGACTTCCTCCGAATTGGTTTTAAAGAGCGTGTAAAAGGTGTCTAGGATCGCCACGGTTCACCCCTTCCCCTTGGCGTGCTGTACCGCTAGGTGTTCGTTCCACCGTGGGACAATGATAGTTTCCCACAAATCAAACGATTCCTCTAGGGTGTAGTATTCCGCGAGGTCTCTGAGGGTGGCCCTTCCTTCCGCAATAATGGCTCCAAGGAGGCCGTCAACGTTGACGTAATCCACCGTTGCAAATTCTGGACTATATCGCCGCAAAAAATCGAGAGTTTTGCGTTCCCGAAAAAAGAGCAATTGTGTTCCCACGCGGCCCCCTCAATTTTGCCGCCGGCTTCCCAATCAATCACGTGATTGTCGTAAAGCTCTTTGGTGAGAAGTGGGAGCCACGCCTTGCCATCGGGGCGGAGCGCCGCGACGCGAGTCATAAGCTTTAACATCACGTCTTCACTTACGCCGTAGTCGCCGATCTTGGGGAGATTGGCGACCGGATATTTCGCCACCAACTCGCGGCCCAACAAGGCCGGGAATTTGGCGATAAGGTACGGTTTCTCTTTGCCGTCTTGGCCGGCAATCTGGACCACCTTGGGCTCGCGCCAGCCGGCCGGCGGTTCGGGATACCCTTCCATTAGGAAGCGCCGCCCGTGCGGTTCTGGAATTTAAACTCGTAGCTTTTCGTCTTGAGACGACCGGCGCCGGCCACGCTTCCGGCCGCCGGGCCGTTGGTGATGATGCCGGTATCAAGCGTAACCTGTACGCCGTTGGGATAGATGATGGTGGCGGAGATGACATCGCGGGCGCTCGTCTTGCCCTGTCCGACGCGGTTGGCTTCCCATAGCGCCTGGAGCTTCGCATCGTCGTCCGACGACGGCGCGCAAGCGATGGTGAGGGGAAGCGGAACGCCCTTGCCCCAAACCAATAGGTCGCCGTTTACGCCGGTCGTCGCGTCGCCGATTTGGACGCTCGCGGAGTCCACCGGGTCCGCGTCGTCGGCCCACTGGCCTAGATCAATGCCCTGCGGGAACGTGTTGCTCGCCACGAGCCAAACACGCGTCCCAAATGCGGAAATGTCCAGAATCGACATAGCTTAAGGCCCCCTTAGACCAAATCGTGAATACCCGTGACCTTACGGATGGAGTCGGCCTTGCCATACACGAGGGTATATTGGGCCATGTATTTCGTGATGCCGTTGGTCACGTACGGCGCGATTGACCAATCCAGCCAATAACCGATGGACTGGACTTGTACATAGGCGAGCGGGTCGTTCGTCGCCTGATAGATAGCGGCTTGCTGTTGCGCGGTGAGCGTCTTGCCTGGATCAATCGTGCCGTTGAGCTTGGCTTGATTGATGACGGCGGCGGAGTTGGAAAGCAGGATGCGCCGGCCCGTGCTATCCGCCGGGATGCGCGTGAGCGCGAGCAACAGATTAATGAGCATGGTGCCCATGGCCGACTTAAGCCAAATCTCGTTGCAATACACGCCGATGTCGCGGGCGTCGTTGACGCCGCCCCACAAAACACCGTCTTGGAAGAAATTGACCGAACGACCGTTTTTGAGGGTTTGGCCATAATAGTTGATGGCGTAGCCGTCATAAAGATTCGCGTTCGTGTTGTCCGTCACCGACGGCGTGAGACCGCCCGCGACCTGATACATGTAATTTTGCGCGGCGTTCGCGCGGGTGTAGTCGGTCGCGGCAAAGATCATGCCCGGCAGAATTTCCGGGTATTCGGTTGCCAGCGGCGAGAGGGTACAGGCGACACCGCCGACCGCACCGATAGCGGCATACCACGCCGCCGCGTTGGACGCGGTGACGTCCAGCAAATGCAAATAGACCTCGTTGAGCGCGTAATTCGCTTGCGAGACCGCCAAGGCTTGCGCCTGAGAAAGCGCCGGATCGTAGACGAACGATCCAAAATTGTCGTTGGCGGATATGGAATTGTTGAACGCCACTTCTGGCGCTTCAACGGCGGCGCCGGGGGAGATGATAAGACCCGCACCGCTCAACCAACCAAGGGCCGCCGCGACGCCTTGCGCGCCATCGGTGACGGCGATAGCCGACGGGCCGGTGGCGCCGCCGACAAAGTTAAAACGATTGGTGAGCGCGTCGTACGTCACCGTGGCCGCCGTGAAAACGCCGCCCACGCCAGTACGGATTTTGGTTTGAATGAGCGCCGCAACGGCGTTGAGGTCGGCTGCGCCCGAAAGATTTATGGCGGACATAACGAGCGGCACGCCGCCAAGGGAAAGCGTGAACCCGCCGGCATTGATGGCGGTAAAGGTCGCCAAGAGCTTTGCGGCGGTGTTGCTGTAAATTTGCGGCGCTTGAGCGGCCGTAACCCACCGCGCGAACTGGATGGCGTTGGGGCTTTGAGTCTGTTTGGAGACGAAAGAAAAATATTGCTGGGCGCGAGCGTAGTAGGCATTCGAGACGCCGAAAAATGATCCGACATCCGCAAGCAAATCAAATTCCGCGACCGACCCTTGCGGAATGCGCGGGTCATCAATGAACACCCGCATCATAAAATTTCGGTCGTCAACGCTGCTCTGGCCGATGACGCCGCTAGTTATGCTGATATACTTGGAAAAACGAATAGCCATCGTGCGCCCCTCTTAGCCGGCGGACCGTACATTAAACCGGAACGATTTTCAAACTGGTATCGGTGACAAACGGAATTGTCACCGTGTCCACGTCAATAAAACTCAAAACAAGCGTAAAATGGGGGCTTTGCGCGAACGCGTCGCTATCGTCCTTAAAATAGCTTTGGGGGATTTCCCCCATTCGTTGCGTGCCGATCCCAAGGGCTTTTAGCTGTTCGGTCCCGGCCACGCTTTGCAGGATGCGCCCGGCAATCTTGGTGAGGTCGCCGGCCGTGTAGGGCAAGAGCGCGTCGGGTTTGGTCGGATTGATCGGCGGTTGTTTCACCGAGCCTTGAACCTGCACCGTCATCTCGTAAATCTGAGTTTCGGTCCGTTTCATGTAGCCGTCGGCCGGCGGGGGCGGCGTGAACCAATCTTCCTCCACCTTGGGATAGCCGTAGGCGTGCAAATTCACCTTGGAAAGTAGAATGGCCATCCCGTCGGGGGCGCCTTGCATCCGGGGTTGATACGCCTGTTCCACCTTAATATTGGGAATCGATCGCGCGGCTAACCCGGTGTCCAAGACGGTCTTTAAGGCGGTGAAAAATTCGCTTTCTAGCATGGCGGGGTGTTCCCCATGCTCACGCAAATTGAGCCGGCCCAACCGTCTTGATTGCGCCAATCCTCGTTTGATTCCACGCTGTAGCGCGTGCCGCCGTAGTCCACCAAATCGGGCGCCTTATCGCGCCGCACGTCATGGAGTCGCGTGCTGGCGTATATCGTCACATAGTCTTTTTGGAGGTCCAGGCCGTACACGTCGTAAAGATTGCGCGGGACCGGCTGGACGCTAACGAAAATATCCTCCGCCGGGTAATAAGTCGGGGCGTTGACGCCATCGCCGCCGCTCACCACCGCGCGGTTGCGCCAGTGTTTCGCCTCTTGAAAGGCGACAAGTTGAGACGCAAGCCCCAAAAGGTTTGAGCCTGGAACGATCACGAGCCGCCCCCGCTAGGTTCAACGGTGTTTGTCAGGGTGTTGAGCAAAAGCTTTGTATCCGTCAACGGGTGGGCGACCGTGACGCTAATTACTTTCTTGCTCACGTGCGAATACCGACCGAGCCGCGCGACCACCGTGGCCGGCTTAAGCGGCGGCTGGATCGGCCCGGTAATGTGTTTGCGGTAATCGCCGGCCGCCTTACCGCCTATAGCCTCCATCATCGCGTCGGGCGTCCGTTTACCGGCGACGACCTCCCGCGCGAGCTTTTGGGAAAGCGTGCTCCAGGCGTTGCGCTCGTCGCGGTTGACGCCGCGCATTCCGAGACGGGGCGGAATGTTGCCCTCTGGATAGCCGAACTCGTGGATTGAGGCGACATAGGCGACCGGCGGACCGCCGTTCGGGTAGCTGCTACCCGAAAACCAGCCGACTCGCCCCTCAACCGTGTCCAGGCGCTTTAGGGCGGCTTCCAAGAGCGCCTTGGCGGGTCCAGGCGTGCGCGTGACCTTGGCCATTCACCACCGCCCCGGCCACGGGTAGCCGAAATTGCCGGCGAGGTCGCGGAACGCGCCCCGTTGAGGCGACCCACCGAAATAAAAGCCGCCAGCGGCTTCGGGCGCCATCATGGCCAGGATAGCCAAACCGTAGGGCGTCAAGGCGAGCCAATATTGAAATAGGCTATATTGACCGATTGGAGGGGCCTTGGCGACCACGCTAACCTTGGAGACGGTGGCGGCGGTGAGCATGGCGAGCGGTTGCCCACGCGCGGCCGCGTCCATCATGGCGCCAACGTGCGCGGTGCAAAGATAAACGGCAAGCGTACGTTGCGCGTCGCTCAATCCGAACCAATCGCACCCAAGATCGGGGCTTATGTAGTTGCAAGCCGTGTCAAACCACGCTTGTAAAATAGCGTCGGTCGGGCAGTTGGCGTTTTGCCACTTCGGCGCGAACTGCACGCGAAAGGCGGCCGGGTCAAAAGTTACTTGCGTCATGCCGGCCCTTCTAGTTCGGCCGCGCGATTTCCTCAACAGAACGGCCGGTGTTGATGCCGCGCCCGCCCGTGTTGTTTTCCACGTGCTGATAATCGCGCGCCGTCTTGGGGGCCGAACGATCCTTGGGAGTCATATCGCGCACCGCGCGCTCCACGTCGTTTTCGGCGTTGCCGAACGTCACATAGCCGTCGGCCATTATCTCCAAAAACTTGTCGTTGTGAATCAAAAAGTCATAGTCGGCCGGCGTGATCGGCGTGGCGATGCCGCGCGGCGTCCGCATGAACTTGTCAGGGCAGTTCGCCCCGCCCTGGATCGTAAACCGACGCGTCACCGACGGAATAGAGTTCACGACGTAGGGGGTATATTCCACGATGTCCACATGCGTCGTGATCGTGGAAAATACGTAACGCGGCGCCATGGCTATTTCGCCCCGGAACGGGTATCACCGTCCACGATTTTCTTGGCTTCCGGCGAGAGGGCCACATACATAGCGGCGCGTTCCTCGCCCTGGAGGCCGAAATAGTCTTCAACCTCTTTTGCCGCGCCGGTAAGCTTGCCGCTTGCCAGCGGATCGGCCTTGCCGCCGGGAATTTCGCTACCCGTCGGAGTGCGACCGGCGCCGGGCAACGTCTCGCCGCCCGCGTTGTGTTCGGCTTCCGACACGAGGGGCTTGGACCTCTCCGGGTATTCCGCGCCCTTGTCGGCGTCGGCCGGCGCCACATACTCCGGGGCTTCCGGCGGATCAATCACGCGGTCCTCGTCGTCCAGAAAATGAAAGACGCCATCGGCCACGAGGCGTTGAAAGTTCACGTCCTGCGCGAGCAATGCGTGTTCGTTGTCGCTTACCTCGTTGACGCCGTGGGAAAGGACGCTCCGCATATGGGCCGGGTGGCCCTTGGGAAGACCGCGCGGGGGCGCTTCGGGATGGACATGGGGAAGGCCGGTCCGCTCGTCGTGGATTTTGGCTTCCGGCGTGCCGTCAAAGGCAAGCTTGGTCTTCTCATGCGAGTAAATGCGCGCCATGTGGCCCTCTCTAAGTGTCCAGGCTCCAACCGAAACGGTTAGTTGCCGTAATAACGCACGACCGCGTAAGGGCGTTTCAGCAACGCGCCAGCGGTGGCGTTGCTGTAGTCTTCCTCAATGCCCTTGGTCTGCTGGGACACCCCAATAACCATGAACTTTGTCGGGACCAACTGCGCCCACGTGCGCTTGTTGTCGGTGGAGCGGTCGTCGGGGACCGTCTCCGCGAACATGATGGCTTCATTTTGGCTGGAGACCGCCCCGGCCATCTGAGGCGCCGACACGACGCGGATGTTGGGGTAGGTCTTATCCAACCAATCCTGCACCGAGCTTGAACCCTGAATATTGGTGACGGACAGGAAGTCCACGACGCCCGTGGCGACCACGAAAGTAATGGGCGTCTTTTTCACGTCAATGTTGTCACCCAACTGCACGCGGAGCGCGGCAACCATCAACCGAATGTCGGCGGTGATGGCCATAAAGTCTTTGGTGGACCAAGTGGTCGTTGAGCCGGTGCCCGTCGCCGGGAATGCCACGGCGGCCGGCAAGTTGGGGTCGTTGAGGAACCCATAAGTCCGGTTGTTGCCGCCGTTGAAGCCGTAAAAGCCGACGTCGTTGCGGAAAATATCCAACGCCAGAGTGGCGGACTGGCGCTTGGCTTCCGGCGAGTTCACGCCGATTTCGGCCGACCGCAATTCCTCCAGCTTGCCGACGCGCATTCCTTCCTCCGCGCGCACGATGGTACGGCGCTCAAAGGACGGGTTCCACGAGGCGTAAGGGACGTTGTTGAGGTCGCCGTACGGAACGGCCGTGCCGGTATTCTCCAGCGCCGCCATCACGATTTCCTCATCTTGCCAACGGCCGGCGGTGTCCAGGCCCAAGATTTCGTCAATCTTGAGGGCCTGAGTCAGAACATTGACGAGGCCCGGAAGCCATGCCTGGAGGAACTGAATCGGCGTGCCGATGGTCGCGGGAAGCGTGGCGGCCGGCAACGCGGCGTCCATGCCCCAACCACCGCTATTGGCGGCGTTGGCTTGCATCCGCGCGACGATTGCCGGGGTAAGGCCGGAAATGCCGATACGCTGGAGGCCGGTTACGCCGCTCGCGTCGGCGCGGAGAAATGCGGCGACATCTTCCGCGAATGCCGCCCCATCGGTGGCAAACTGGAACGGCCGCACTTCACGCGGCCCGACGGACCGCAACACATTTGAAGCTTTCATAGATCAATGGCCCCTTGTTTCGTTTGCCCTTACGGGTTGTTCATCGCCACGACGCCCAAGCCGGCGGCCGGGACGTTGTAAAATGCGACGTTGCACCCTGGAATCTGCGAACGGCCCGCCGGAACGGGCGTCGTGTAGCCGATGCCGGCGGTCGCGGCAAAGTCGGCGACGGCCGTACCGTTGTAGGTGCCGTTGCCGCCCGTGCCGGTGCCCAAGCTGATAACCGTGACCGGGCCTTTCGGCGTCTGGAAAACGGTCCCAACATCAATTTTCGGCGAACCAGCCGGGAGAGCGGCGACGGTGAGAACGTTGGAAGTGGAGGCGACGGTGCCCGCGCCTGTCGTGCCGAGTGAGGCGCGCGGATAGAGCTTGCCGGTCGTGGTGTCGTAGTCCACGAAATCGCCGACGTTGCCCGCCTGTTCAAACGGAACAAAAAGGCCGGTCGTGCTACGGCAAAACGAGCCGGTCGCATAGCGAGGGAGCCCCAAGGTCGGCGCCAGCGTGCCACCGGCCGCCGTGCCCAAAAGAGCGTACTCTTTCGGATTGCAAAGAATGCCGGCGAACAGGCCACCCTCCAGGGCGGCGCCGCCAAGTTTCACATGCCCGTCGGACCCGACCACATAGGTATATGCGGCGCCGACAAGATTCAGATTGGTTGCCGGATCGGAATCGATAATCCCCGGCTGGCAACGCCACGTTGAACCCTTGAACAGTTCGCCGACAACGCCGGCCGACATGTAGGCGTTGACAGTAGTTTGGAGCGTCATGCTTTATTCCCCTCTTGACCGGCCCGATTAGGCGGCCTTGGTCTTGCCCGAAATATAATCGCTCGCCGCACTGGAAGCCTTGACCGACGAGTCCATACTGAAACTCGCGGCCGAACGCGGCGCCTCCACCGGGCGGTTGACGAGATAGCCCGCGAGCGCGGCGACCTCCGAACCGGCCGGGACTTTCAAGTCCAGCTTGTCGCACGCATATTTCGCCACGTCGGTTTCCGTCATCGCGGAATGATCGAAGGCCCCAATGTAAGGCGAGACCTTATTGTAAAGAGTGTCACGGGCCGCAATGGTGGCCATGACATCCTTGGCGGTGACGGCTTTGTCCATGACCGGCGTAATCCTCTTGTCCATAGCGGCGATTTTGATGATAGCAGAGTCCAAGGCGGAAGACGAACGGCGCTTGCCGCGCTCGCGGATCGCCTTGAGGCTTCCCTTGGCTTTGCCGATTGCCGCGTCAAACGCGGTGAGCGTGGCCGGCGCGGCCGTGCCCTTGAGCGCGGCGTGGAAATTCTTGCTCGCGGTCTCCATGATCCGAATGGCGCTATCAGCGGCGCCGATGGACGCCGGCTCGCCGCCGTCGGCGGACGGCGCGGGCGGTGCAGCGGCGGGGGCCGCTTTCTTTTTCATTTTCTGTTTGCCGGTCGCCGGGTCCATCACGGGATTGCCGGCGGCGTCGGTCATCGGCTCCATGTCATCGTCGGACGGCATGTCGGACGGTTCGGCGAGCGGATCGGCGGGAGCGCCGGCAAGACCGGCGAGAGATTCTTGAAGCGAGGCGAGCGGATCGGCGAAAGACTGGACGACTTCGGCGGCGGCTTCCAACGCGGCGGCCGGATCGCTCGCGCCACCCTTATCGCCCTCGCCGTCGTCTTCCTCCGCGTCCATCGCCTTATTCCAGGCGGCGAGCGCGGCGGCGTCGGCGGCGTCCATTCCGAAATACTTGGGGAGGGCGTCAACGGCCACGCCCAACTTTTTCGCAACCGCAACGCGCTTGGTGATTTTGGACATCGGTTGAACTTCCCTCAAATCGTTTGCGTCAAACGCGAACCGCGCGTGATCTAAAACGGAAACACTCGGACCCATGCGCCCCTCGTCAACCAATGCGAGATGGTTGAAACGAATTTTGCGCTGTATGGCGTCGTAGTGTTGCCCCTCAAATTCTCCCGGTTGAAACTCATACACGCAACGATAGCCCATGGAAAGCTCTTTTTTCCCGGCTTCGATTGCGTCGTTGAGAGACGGCGACCATAGACGCAAATTTGCGCGCAAGGTCCGGTCGGTCGGATCGTAAAAAACTTGCTCGCCGATAGTGCCGTGAATGCCTTTCTTTTCCGGTGGCGTAAGGCCCGGCTCTACGGCTGGATCACCTAGCATTAGGTGGTCGTCAATCCACGGCTGGAGACGCGCGGAGGCAATGGCTTCGGCGTTATTTAGCTCGTCTTCCGGCCGATAGACCATGACGATTCCAGACGGGTCCGCCTCCCATCCAGGGAAGCCAACCGACCGTTTCGTGTATGGAAAAACGCCGACGCGGCTTAGGGGATTGGCCGCAACCTCAAAGCCCATTCCGCCGCTATCATACCGCCGCATGGTGGGCATTTTTAGGCCGCTTCCCCTTTATCAAATTCGATCACGGGGCGCATGGTGCAACCGCAATTTGGCGCTTGCCCCGGTATGCCTTTTTCCCCCGTCGCCTCATCTATAACCGGCAAATCGTCATAAGAAAAGATGCGACCGTTATAGGCTTGGTGGAGCGGGCGCGGGTGGAGACCTCCGCCAGAGTGTAGCCACTCGAATTTGCGGACGCCGGCCTTTTGCGCGCGGCCCTTATTGAGCGCGTTGTAGGTCTTGCGGGTTTGATCCAACGCCACGTTTTTAGCGCGCCGGGTTTGCTCGCCGTACTGTTGCGAGAAAAAGTCGTGGACATCCGAAAGCCCTTTGCCGTCGGTGATGGACCGAAAGATGGCGCCTTGGGCTTTCTGGAAATACTGTTCGGGGATGGACTTTATGAGCGCGACGTTATTGGCGATAGCGAGCTTTAGAATTTCTTGCGCTTCGGGTGACAGGCTTTTGACGTTGAGCGATAGACCACCCGACAATTGCTTGAGGCTTTGGTAGGTCGCCGACGCGGAGGCCGCATTAGCTTGGTTAGCCATTGCCTCCGCCATCGGCTTTGCGCGCTCGTTAAAGAGTTGGTCAAAGTGAGCCTTTAACTTGTTGGCCAGGATGCGCGCTTGCGAAGCCGGGCTAATGTCCATCGCCACCGTGGCCGTTTGGCCGTAGTTGGTAAAATAATCCTCAACGTCAGGATGATGGAATAGCTCAACGAAAGCTTTTTCCGTGACCTCGCACATATGGGCGGTGAGGGCCACGAGCTTGTCGTGGTATCTCTCCATGACGCCGGCCGGATAGGCGAGCGGCTTTCCTTTCATCACGCCGTCATGCTCGCGCGAGCGAACCCACGTGGCGCGCTTGCGCGTGAGAAGTTTGCGGGCCATTACTCGTTACCGTCGTGTTTCTTCCACCACCACGCGAGCGCCGTTCCAATGATCCGCGCGTATAGCGGCGGCTTTGGCGGCGTGGAAAACATCCGTAAGGTTTGTTCGGCAAATTCCTTTTCCGTTTGGCCCGATGCGTTTCTAGGCTCGTCGCTCATTGGCCAAAGCCTCCGCCACCCGACCCGCCGGCCGGTGCGGCCGTCGGCGTCTCGCCTGGAGCGGTGTTAGGCGCCGTCTTGGGCGCGTCGGGCAATACCACCGTGGCCGGTAATGGCCCTTCCGGCATAGCCGCCTCTATGTTGTGGTACGACGATTGTTTGTCTTTGCGGAGACGGTCCCGAACGTCTATGCCGTCAATCGCGCCAGTGTCGGCGAGCGACTTATCACGGTCGGCGTCTTGCTTTTCGCGGTCGCTCTTTTCCTTCGCGGTTTCCGGCTCCAGTTCGTTCCACTCCACGGCGATTTCCAGCGGTTGCGGGAGCGAAAATTTCGGCTGGATATACGACCTCATGCAAAGCAAGTGGTGGCGCTCTATAATAGGCGTCATGTCGTGCTCTTGGATACTTTCGCATTCCTCACGATAGTTGCCCGCCTCGTACTCGCCGGTCGCGTTGAACCCTTTGGGTTGCGTGCCCAACATTTTCGTGGATGGAATGTTGACGGTCGCGCACGCTAACTGAAATTGCGTCATCACGAGCGCGTCAAAATCGTTCAACGCGGTATCCAGTTGCTTGACCGACTCACCCGTTCCCAGCACGTGCGCGCCGTAATTGTCCCGCATTTGCGCCAGCATGGTCATTTTTAGCGCGAACTTTTTCATATCGGCCATAGCGGCCATTACGTCCACGCCTTCGATAGAAATTAGGCGCTTGGTCATCGCCAAAAGCGGCGCCTCGTCGGCCACGCGTTCCGACGAATAAACGCGCTCATAGACCAATTGGGGAATGGAGAGGCCGGCGTAAAGGTATGTCGGCTTCAACACGTCGGGCACTTGTGGCCCGGTGATGATGACCAAATGCGAGCGGTGGTAGCGTTGCCCGTTGATGCGCCAGTAGGTCGGCACAAAGAAAAATTGCGACGCCGGGTTGCTCGCCGCGTCGTAATCCAGTTCGGGGCTAATCCAGTACGGATCAACTTGCGACATGCCCTTGTAGCTTCCAGGCGTCACGCCGTCGGGATTGAAGGGCTTCAAATAATAATCCGGGTCCGAGCTATTGACCTCAAAAAGAACGATGCGGATACCGAACACCCGCATCATGCGGACGGCTTCCACGCAATTCTTTTTGACCTTAAACCGCTTATCCAGCTTTTGGATTTCTTGGATGATGGCGGCCTTTTGTGGGTTTTCTTCCTGCCCTTCCTTGGGCGCCGCTCCAGCCGCCGGTTTATCGAAGCCGGGCAACGAGAGGTCGTAGCCGTTGCGGATCGAATCGCGCGCCGGCATAAGGCACGCCTTGTTGATAAACCAATGTTGCGCGAGCATGGCGCAAAGTTGGAAGCCTAAAAACGAATGCTTGGCGAACCACTCCATTTGGATTGCCGGCAAGCCGCCGTAACCCGAAAGCGCAAATTGCTTGGTCGTATTTACCGGGAGGTCATCCATCGCCACCGTGACCGCGCCGTCCATGCCGACCGTCGTAAGGGCGTAAGCTTTCGGGTGGTCTTTCTGGATGACCATGGGCGCCGTGGCGTCAAGGATGGCGTC